GGATTGCGATCTGGTCCCGCGGACGGACCCGGGCCTCTTCTTCCGCGTCACGGAGCAGCAGGCCGGCGGGCTGTTCGACGTCCGCCAGGGCGGATCCCACATGACCGCCAAGGAATTCGGCGGCCGGTATGACTTCCGGCTGAAGTTCGCGACGAGCGTCTGGTCCCGCCAGGCGAAGAAGGCCGAGTTCGTGGCCTTCTACGATCGCGCGATGGCCAACCCGATCGTCGCGTCCAATCCGCGCGCGCTCTGGGTGCTGATGAACCGGCTGGCGAAGGAGTTCGATATCGAGGACTTTTCCGACATCGTTCCCGAGCCGCCCGCGCCGGACGCCTCTCGCTCGCCCGACGTCGAATGGAACGACATGCTCGAGGGGAACCCCGTCGAGGTGAACCCGCTCGATCACGACGACCTGCACATCCAGCAGCACATCCGCCAGGCGGAGGACGAGCGCAAGAACCCGAGCCGCGACGCCCAGGCGATCGGCTTCGTGGTGAAGCACATCCTCGACCACCAGCGGCAGAAGAGAGAAAAGATGCTGATGGCGTCCCTTACCCAGGACCTCATCCGCTCGATTCAGCCCGCCCAGGGCAATCAGTCTCAGATGGAACAGCAGCTCGCCGAAATGTACGGCGGGCGTTTACCGGGAGCCGGCGCGCCGCCCGCGGCCGCTGGTCCCGAACAGCCCACCGCTCCCCCGCCGCCTGGCGTGGGATCCACCGCGGCTCCCCAGCCGCACGAAGGAATGCTGTGACGATCAACTCCCGACACCGGAAGCACTTCAAAAGCGGATCCTGCCTCTCTCAACATGAACTGGGCCACAGCGAGCTGGCGGCCAGCCGGAAGTTTCGGCGGCTGCTCGAGTTCGTCAGAGAGCAGCGGCGGCGCGCCGCAGTGGATCCGGAATCCTCAATCGAGCGCCTCGAGCGCCCCGCTCACTTCGACCGTCGCCGGCCGTCGCTGTTCCGCCGCGCTGTGGCGAAGGTCCGCCGCCTGATTCACGGAGACGAGCTTGCCGCGGCCTGAACCCTACGATTCCGCTGATTTGGACGCCCTCGAGGAGCTTGCGCGGTCCCGCGGCTGGGAGCTCGTCGTCGAGCGGATCAAGCTGCAGATCGAACGGGAGAGGGCGGAGCTCGAGGGCGTCGTCGCGCCGGCCAAGCTGCAGGGAGCGATCGCGGCGCGCCGGAACGTCCTGACAATCCCGGGCATTCTCCGGGAGGAAATCCGGACGGAGCTCGCGAAGAAATGATCTGGCCTTTCCAGCCCCGCTTCTATGCCGCCGGCGTCCTGACGCTGGTGACGCTGCTGGTCCTGCTTGCGGCGTCGCACGCCCGCGGCGAAGGGCCGTCCGCCTCCTGCCTCGACGAGCTGATGGTCAAGGCCAACCAGTTCGCCAACGACTACAACAACCACATCGCCACCAACGACGTGAAACGCGCGAACCACGAGAAGGCGCACGAACGCCTGGATCGGGAATACGCCGCGCTTCGCGCGCTCCAGTGCTGGTGAAAGGAACGCCATGCCCGAAGAAACGACAGTGAAACCGCCCAAGACTCCCAAGGTCCCAAAGGAACGGAAGAAGCCGAAGACTGAACCGGCCCCGCCGGCGGAAGCCCAGCCGGAGACGGCCGCCGCGGCGGCGCCCGAGAAGTCTGCCATCAAAAGGCTCGGCGAGACGCTGCTCGAGGCCCTCGTTGACGACGTGCTGCCGGTCGCGATCGATACCGCCGTTGAGGTGATCGAGACCAAAGCCCGGCCGCGGATGAGCGGAGAGGACGCAAGGGCCCTCCTCCGCCAGCAGCGCCGGGAAGCCCGGTTGAAGGAGAAGGGGTACTAAGCCATGGCAACGAAGCACAAGGGGAAGGTCCGCCGGATCGTGGTCGAGCCGTCCGATAACGGAGGCTTCATCTCCCGGACGGAGCGCGAGCGGACACCCGGCGACGTGAAGGCTGGCGTTTACGAGGATCGGGACGAAAAGAACGTCCATCCGAACGTCGAGCACCTGGCCGGGCACATCCGCCAGGCCTTCGGCGGCGGCGCCTCGACCAAGTCGAAGAAGAAAGCCGGGAAGAAGGGCGGCGGGCCGTCGGACCTGGCGAGGGACATGCTTTCGGAGCGGTGCTGATGCTGCGGCCGGTTGATCCGATAGCCGATTTGTTACGGGGGATCGCGGCTTCTCGCATCGAATTGAGGCGAGAGGAACTCCTGAAGCATAAGGACTGGTGTGATTACCGGCTGGACGTGCTCAAGGGGTGTCTGGAGTGTCGCCCGTGCGATTGCCGGGAGAGGCAGTAATGCCGAGACCGGTCATCTACGGCCCAGACGGAGAACAGGCGAATGCGGCGCCGGTATGCGGCTTCGTCCCAGCGGAGACGAAGACCGTCTGGGATCGGAAGCCGGAGCCGTCGCCGATTCCTCCGCCGCAGACCCGTCCTGAGCGAGGAACTACCGGAAGATGAACGGGCCATATTGCAGCGCCCGGATCATCTACTTCTGGGATTGCTCGGCGTGCCGTTCCACGACCCAGATTTCCGCTGTAGTTGGCCGGTCCGAGGAGATCCCCAGGCCTCCGAAGGTTCCGGAAGGTTGGCAGGTGGTCGATGACGGGCGCGACGGCCGCCTGCTTTGCCCCGCTCACAAAGTTGCAGTGCTCGTCGATGGAGCGGTGCTTTCATGAACGGTATCGTCATCGGCGAGCAGTGCCACTACTGCACGAAGTTCCGATCGCCCCTCGAAATCATCCACCAGCCGGGCGGCGTGAAGATCTGCGTCCATTGCGAACACCGCCACGCGGAGGCGCTCGACGCCCTCGCGACGGGACGCTTTACCGGCGAGTGCTCCGAGTGCGGTCTCTCCGCGGACGAGCTCCGCGCCCAGAAGCGCTGCGGACCGCAAGGGGAGATGGCAGTCCATTTCGAAAACGGCCGGTACCGGGCGATGTGCCTGGTCTGTGACGCGACGTATGTGCCGAAACGTCGCGAGCTCTATGGCCAAACCGAGTTCGGCAAAAAACGGGAGCTGAATTGATGCGAACGGGAATGATCCCAGGTACGGAAGAAGAGTTCGACGACGCGCAACTGGTCGATGACGAAAAGCCCGCGGGCGGCGATGGCGGCGGCGGTAAAGGCAAGGGCAGCGACGAGACGGTCACCATCTCGAAGACGGAGCTCGAGGCGATGCGGCGGGAAACCTCCGAGCTTCGGCAGTCCACGAGGGACCTGATGGACATATTCCGGGCAACCGGCCGCCGCGGCGCCGCAGTCGAGCCGGAAGAGACCGAAGAGGAAGAAGGGATCGATCCGAACGAGTTTGTCGACGAAGACGCTCCGGACGGCGAAGTCGAGGGCGACACGCCGGAAAAACTGGTCGACGAGATCGCGGCCCAGGGAGTGAAGGCGCTGAGCAAGCGCGGATACGTCACGGTGAAGGACGCCCAGCGGATCGCCGTCGAGGCCGCCAACAAGGTCGCCCGCCAGATCGTTGGCCGCGAGCGGCAGAAGATCACCTCCGACGCCCAGATCATGAGCGAGTTCCCGGACCTGAAAGACAAGAACTCGGAGCTCTTCAAGGAAACCGCCAGGCGCTATCAGAAGGCCGTGTCCCTGGATCCGAACGCCAAGAAGACGCCGGCGACGCTCTACATGGCTGCCGAAGCGGCCCAGGAGGCGCTCAAGGGCAAGAATGGCGGCCGTGGCGGCCGGAGGGACGAGGACGACGACCGCGGCTATGACGGGGAAGACGAGGAAGACCGCCGCGCCCGGGTGAGTTCCCAGGACAGCCGGCCCCGGGGCCGCGCTCGGGTCGACGACGACGAGGACATGATCGGCGACCAGGCCCGGGAGGTCATGCGGCAGATGGGGATTAGCGACGACGAATTCACGGCCGCCCGGAAGGTCACCGGCGGAGGCGGCCGCGGCCGCGGAGGTAGACGGTAATGGCGAGGAACACCAGCAAGCCCATCAAGAGCGCCGGAGGGATCGGCGATTCCAAGATCTTCTGCGCGCCCAACGCGGAGAAAGACGCGGCCCGCGAGCGCATGCTCGACTGCCACATCAACGGCGTCGCCATCCGGGAGTTGAACCTGGAGCCCCAGGTCTTCGCCGTCCTGGATTACTGGGCGACGGACGAGGGCATCGAGGAACGCAACGCGCGCCCGAACGTCCGGCCCCCCTCCGGCGTCGAGCTGGGACGCGAGCCGTTCAACAAGGCGCTCGAGCAGCGCAAGGACGACGTCCGCGATCGCGGCATGGAAACGTACGAAGCACGCGACCCGCTGAAGGAAGTGGCGGAGCGGTACGTCGGGAAAGGGATGAAGCCGAAGTTCCTCTCGCCGGCCCGGATTAAGGACGCCGGCGGCGTCGGCGATTATCAGGTCGTGAAGGATGAGAACGGCGATCCCGTTCGAGTCAAGGGAATGGTGCTGGCAGAGATGCCGATCGCCAGAGCGGAAGCCCGCAACCGGCATTTCCGGGAACGCGGGAACAAGATGCTCAGGCAGATCGGGGAGGAGTACCAAAACTCCGGCGGCAAGATGGCCGTCTCCGACCAGTAACCGGACAGAAGGATTTGCGGCGGGGCGTTTCGGCGCTCCGCCAGTTTTGAAACGCGAAGCAGGCGCGTCCAATTTCGTCCCGCAAGGGCATCCGGACGCTGTCCACCTCGACCGCGGCCAGGTCTTCGCTCCAACGAGGCGCAGTTCTCATTTTTGGAGTGAAGGAATATGGCAAACAGTAACGCGCCGTTCGGCTTCCGGCCGACGATGCGCAGTCTGCACGGGGCGCCCGGCGCGATCGTAGGGGCCCACAAACTCGTCGGATACGCGACGGCGTTCTTCATGCACGACGTGGTCACCCACGCCGCCTCGGGCACGAAGAGCACGCTCTGCGTCGACAAAGCGATCACTCCCGGCACGACTCCTGTGCTCGGGGTCAACCTCAATTACGGCGCGGCCTCCACGGCGACCGATCACTCGATCGTTCTTGCCGCTAGCGGCGCGCTCTTCGTCGCCCAGGGCGACGGCACCGGCGCGACGTTCCTCGTGGCTGCCAGCCTTTCGAAGCGCGCGAACATCGCGCTGACGGCGGGCGACACCAACACGAAGGTCTCGAAGCATCAGATCTCTGAGACGTCGATCGCCACCACGAACACCCTGGACCTGCGGATCCGCGGACTCTTCCAGTCGCCGGATAACGCCGCGGGGCAGTACGCCAAGGTCTACGTGACCTTCAACAACTTGGTCGATGCGGACCAGAAGGCAGGTATCTAACCATGATGATTCGTGGTTCGTATTCTCAGTTTTTCGGCGACACCATGTTGCCGGCTCTCACGGCCCGGATCTGGAAGGCCTTCAAGGCGAAGCGCTCCCTGATCAGCCAGGTCCTCGGCACCGACACCACCGGGCGGGACATCGCGCAGTACAGCCAGATGGCCGGCGTCGGCCTGCCGTCGCTCATCGGCGAAGCGGAAGACACCCCGACGGACAACTTCGTGCAGGGATTCCCGAAGACCTTCCGGCCGGCGAAGTTCGGCCTGGGCATCGCGGCCTCGCTCGAAATGGTCGAGGACGACAAGATCGGCATCATCAGCAAGCGCTCCGTCGCCCTGGCGAACTCGATCTACCAGTCCCGCGAAATCCAGGGGGCCTCCGTCTTCAACAACGGCTTCGACGGCACCAACTACGCCATCCCGGACGGGAAGGCGCTGTTTGCCTCCGACCATCCGCTGATCAAGGCGGGCGGAACGCAGTCGAACATCCTTTCGGTCGCGGCCGATCTGGACGTGGCGTCGCTCGAGCTGGCTCTCACCGACTGGGAGCTGATCAAGACGCACGAAGGCTTCCTGCAGCTGCTGCCGAAGCCGCGCGTGCTGACCGCCGCCCAGAATCGCTGGAACGTCAACGAAATCCTGAAGTCCCAGATGCGTTCGGACACGGCCAACAATACCCGGAATGCGTTCCAGGACAACGAGCAGGGCGGGCCGATCGAAGCGCTCGTCTGGTCGTACCTGACGGATCCGGATGCGTGGTTCCTCGTGGCGCCGCCCGAAGAGAACGAGCTGCTCTGGCTTGACCGGAAGAAGCCGTATCTCAAGGACGACTACGTCGAGAAGTCCGAGACCGGCTACGTGTACATGCGGTATCGCGCCGACTATGGCGCTTACGGTTGGGGCGGCGTGTATGGCACGCCGGGCGCCTAAGCTCCTGGCGCAGTCCCCTGGGGCGGTCCGACCGGACTGCCCCTGATTTCACTTTCTGAGGAGGAAGTACGATGCGAGCGACCAGACTGTCCAAGCTCTTGCTTAAGGCTCTCCGCGGCGATGCAAACGGCGTCGCCAACACTCCCTTGACCGTCCAGGCGGTCTCGGGCCAGACCGGCAATATGGCGGAATTCCAGAATTCGACCGGAACGGTGATCACCAGCGTCGGCACGGACGGCGTGCTGGCGGCGAAAGATACCAACGGGCTGCAGCGTCTGATCCTGAACGGGGCGGCCAAGACGATCGTTGACGGTTCGGCAACTTCGCTCGCCGATGTGGCCTGTGCTTCCGGCGCCCAGTGCGCGGGAATCATCTTCTACCACGTCTTCGCGACCGACGGGACCGATTACCAGGCGATGGCGGGTATGGTCTCCTACTCGGCCGTCAACAAGGCCGGGACGCTGACCCTGACGATCACGAATGCCACGGCAAACGACGCGAAAGCGGTTTCCAGCGGAACCCTGACCCTGGCCTGGACCTTTGTTACCGGGACCAGCAAGGGCACGATCAAGCTGCAGCCGACCGGATCCCTGACCGAGACGACGTACACCGTCGAATACACCGTCCTGCCGCTCAAGGGCGCGGTCACGATTCTGTAGCCCGGGAGGATCCGATGAACTTCCTCCTGCAGCCAGCAGTCACCAAGGCGGCCTCCTTCACGGGGGCCACCCTCACATTCGGCCCGGCTGGGCAGCGGGCGTTGCGCACGATGCGAACGCTCGTGATCACGCTCGATATCACGTCGGCCGAGCGGGACACCGGCGACGAGACGTACGACGTCTACGTGACCACCTCGGACGGCGTCTCGTCCTGGGACATCGCGCACTTTCCGCAGATCGCGGCGACCGGGGCGAAGCGGTACACCATGCGGGTGAATCTGGATTCCGTCCTCCCGCAGAACGTGACGACGGCCGCGCCGGGCGTCGCGGCGGTCGATTCGGCCAGCCTGCGTACGGACACGGCGGGGTCGAACAACGGCATCAAGACTCTGACGGCCGGATCGGTCCGCCACGGCGCGATCGGCATCACGTTCGGCCACGAGCTGGTGGTCGGGGGCACGGTCGCGACCGGGATCCAGTACTCGATTCAAGTTCAGGCGAGGTAAGCATTATGGCCGGAACGCCCTCGATCTTCCGAGGCGCGGGCGGAGGAAGTCCGTCCGTATTCCGCGCGTCCAGCGGCGGCACGCCCAGTGTGTTCCGGCGCGATCCGGCAGGCCCGGAGATTTATTCCGATATCGACTCCGTCCCGGACGTGGACAACCTCGCGGACGTGGACACGCTCGAGGACCAGTGATGAAACGACTTCTTCTTCCTCTTTTTCTCTCGATTCCGGCATTTGCGCAGCTCCCCTACGATCCCGTTCTCAACTCGGACGGCGCCACGTTCCGAACCCGGCTCAACGCCAACTTCAGCTATCTCGAGGCGAACAAGGCCGGCCTGAAGACCTGCCCGTCGAACGAGTACCTGATTCAGACCACCTACGGCGGTGGGGTGTGCGCCAGCCTGACGAACGGGCAGATCACGGACGGGCTGGGATTCACTCCGGAGAACGCCGCCAATAAGGGGCAGAACGGTGGATATCTCGGAATTGCGAGCGACGGAACCGTGTCGATTGGGGGTACGGTTCTCGATCCAGCCAACGGCATCAAGGGGCCGCTGATCGCCTGTGTCAGCGCTCCGGGTAATACAACCGGGCCGTACGGCTCGCTGTGCGAAGTGCGTGCAACCGGAGCGCTCTGGTCCTGCACCAACTCCGGAGGCTGCACGGTGTCTGGAGATTGGACGGCTGCGGGTGGCGGGAGTGTTTCGGTACCTGGAAGCTCGGGGCAGTTTCTTACCTCGGACGGAGCGAGCGGCTTCGGTACGGCGGTAACCGCTACTGGCACCGGGAACGTGGTGCGTGCGACGAGTCCGACCCTGACGACACCTGCTCTCGGCACGCCGTCTTCAGCTACGCTGACCAACGCAACCGGCCTCCCGATCGCGACTGGCGTGTCGGGACTAGGGACGGGGGTGGCGACGCTCCTCGGGACACCCTCGAGCGCCAATCTCGCGTCCGCGTTAACGGACGAAACCGGCTCCGGCGCGGCAGTGTTTGCGTCCTCACCTACGTTGACGACCCCGAACTTGGGTACGCCGTCTGCGGCCACGCTGACGAATGCGACCGGATACCTATTCTCCGCGCTAGCTAATCCGAGCGGAAACCTCTCGCTGACAATGGCGGCGAACACGCACACGATGACGTGGAATGCGACCACCAGCACGGCCAACTTGTTCAAATTAACGGACACCACCGCGAACACCGGGACGGGCAGACTGGCATACTTCACGACGGCAAGCGGCTCTGCGGTGACCCCTTGGCAAGCGGATGCAAACGGTGTCGGGTACAAGGTCACGACAGCAGGCGGGTTCACTGGAGTGGGTCAAACCGCGTCCACGAACATCGCATTCAGCGGATCGACGAGCGGAACCTGCAACCTGACAGTTCCGGCGACGGCCGGCGCGCTCGTTCCGGGATCGGCGTCGGAGTGCGACCTCGGGTCCACATCGGCCCCGTTCGGCGCGGGCGTGTTCTCCTCAGTCCGCGGCAAGGCGGTAGCGTTTGCTTCGCTTCCGGGGTCTCCGGTCGAGGGCATGCTGGTGGCGGTGACGGACTCGAATACGGCCACGTGGGGCGCGACGGTCGCGGGCGGGGGAAGCAATCACGTTCTCGCCTACTACAACGGCACGAACTGGACGGTGGCGGCGAAATGATCCGGCTGATTCTTGCGATGGCTCTCCTCGGCGTGCCGGTGTTCGCCCGCACCTGCACGTCCCGCGCGACGGGCAACTGGGGAACGACCGGGAACGGTACGTCCACGGGAACGTGGGCTTCACCGTGCAATGCCAGCGTTCCTGCGGCGGGGGATCAGGTGGTCCTGGGCCACACCGTAACGGTGCCGACCGCTGATACGCAGGCTGCGGGAATGTCGCTGCCGCAGACGCCCACATGGAAAACCATGAACCCGGGATCGGGTTCACCGTCCCAGACGGTTTACAAACCGACCGTGCAGGTTACAGGAGACGGAGCGGGATGTGGATCTTCCACGGGCGGCAGTCTCGGCGCGGCGTCTTACTATGCGCTGTTCACCTGGGTAAATGCGAACGGAGAGACAGCCGGATCGGCAGAGTCCAGCCGGTTCACAGTGGCCGCCGGAAATATCCCGTGCATCGATGTGGGCACGATTCCGACCGGGGTGACCTCCTGGAATCTCTACCTGACCACCTCCGCAACGCGTCGTACGGAGACTCTGTACGTGTCCGGAATCTCAACGCAGAAATACGCCATGAGCGGCGCATTCACTGGCGGCGCGGCCTTCCCCGCATACGGCGCGGGCGGAATCCGTATCGCCTCGGGGGGCGCTCTCGTTGTGAACGGCACTCTGTCGGTAAAAGGCGACGTGACCAACAACGCCAACAATGTGTCCATCACCGTAGGCGCTGGCGGTGTATTGGAGCTGGACGCCTCGGGAGCGGCGGACACGACGGGGACCCACTACCACCTCGCCTGGAGCGGTGGGTACAACCAGAACGGCGTATTTTCCTCGAATGGATCGGCAGGCAGCAGGTCCACGATCCGGAGTAACGCG